GGGCGCTGGTTTTCCGCTGCTGTTCGGCGGTGGCGCAGGTGCTGTCGGCGGTGGTCTGCTTGGTTCGTTATTTGGAGACGGATTCGGGGGCCAAATTTTTACAAGTGCGATAGGTCAACAGATAGACGCTCTTGCGCAGTCCAGTATTGCATTTGCACAAGCCTTCAGGCAGGGGGGAGATGCCGCAGGTGCTCTTACACAAGCACTGGGTTATCTCGATCCCGAAGTACGTTCTCTTATTTCAAATCTCCAGAGCAGCGGTCAAACAGCGCGAGCGGCAGCCCTTGCTCAGAGCGAGCTTTCCAAAGTTGTAGGCCCCGAAGGTGCCAAGGCCCTACGCGACACAGGTGAAGAACTCGATCAATATCAACGTAGCGTCAAACAACTGGGCCTCCAGTTTCTCGCCGCTGCACAAAGCGCCTCTAGATTTTTTGAGAGCCTTCGGGGTGACTTTGGAAAGATTCCTGGCCTGGCACCTGAAATAACCGAAGAGGATGTAAGTCAAGCTGCGCGTGACCGCGAACAAGTACTGAAACGCTCTAACGACCTTTTAAAAGCTGAGGTAGATCTTTCAGGAATAAGCCAGCAGCTAGAGTTTGATAAGTACACAGCCCAGTTAAAACGTGTCGCAACTTTAGAGCTCATTAATGAGAAAGAACGCATTAAATTAGCGCTAGATCGTGGTGAAATTACGCTTGCTGAACGTAAAACATTACTCGAAGCCGCTAGACTTAATAATCAAAAAGAACTTAACCGTATCTCAAAGTTAGAGCAAGAAAATGCTGCCAGAACACTAGAGCAGGCCAATCAGGAACGTGATCAGTCCGTTAAAACAGGAAAGCAAATTTTAAATCAACTTGAGCTGGAACTCAGTAAACTTGGCGGGTTAAATAAATTACAAATAGACATAAAAACTGTACGTACTGAAACACAACAGACACAGGAACGGATCAATGAATTGAGGGATCAGGAGCAACGTACCCTCTCTACAATTATGAACAACGAGCGGGAAGTTTTACTTATCAAACAAGCTCAAATAGAAGCAAGCATTAGATCAATGGCTCTTAGAGAAGCTGATATTAAAAATATGCAAGATCTCTTAGATGAAAGGCAACTTTTAATAGATCGTGTAAAGTATGGGGAGAAAGAAGCTGGTATACGTCAACAGATAAAAAATCTTACAGAGGGTTTAGACAAAGATGAAGCCGCTTACGTTGAGCAGTTAATTCGTGGCAATGCCGCTATCACTGAACGTGCAAACGAACTTCAGAGACAGAAACAGTTGTTTACGGACATAGCATCATCTGTTAAAGATGTGTTTAGCGGTGCTATTGATGCAGCGGCCGATAATACAAAAAACTTTAGCGAGGCTCTACAGGAACTAACTTCTGATCTGCTTGCAGCCATCGGGAAACTACTTATTTTTTATGCGCTGGCAGAAGCATTTGGGGCACTAGGCGGAACAGACGGAAAAGGCGTTTTTAGTTATTTAGGCTTGGCATTTGGAGGAAACGCAAGCAACCTCGGCTTTGCTGAGGGGGGTTACGTCACAGGTCCTACCCGTGCCACGGTCGGCGAGGGCGGAAGCAGCGAGTACATCGTGCCTAGTTCCAAGATGGACGGGGCAATGCAGCGCTGGAACCAAGGTATGCGCGGCGATTCTGTGGTCAGCGGTGCCGAGCCAACAGGCGGTGCCGGCGGCGTTGCCCTTGCAGCAGCACCAACCAACATCGTTGTCGAAGGCGGCGTGCTCAACTTCAACGACAGCCAGTACATCCGCCAGGATCAAGTGCCCTCGATCGTCAAGCAAGCGTCTGCCGCAGGGGAAGCGCAAGCACTCCGTAAGCTGCAGATGAGTACCGCGACCCGTAAAAGGATTGGTCTCTGATGGAGCTAGCTCTAGGGCATTACCTGACGTTCACCACCCGCGACGGTGAAGTGGTCGCCAGATATCAAAACTTCAACATCAAAGAAACCGTTGACGGTTATGGCTTTGCCCCGTTTGGTTTCAGCGGGATGACCGTCAACTTCAAAGGCGACAACGTTGACGCCACGCTGGTGTTCCCAAATGATCCACTGACTAGAAGTTGGGTGACCACGGCAGTTCAGGCATCGTGGCTTGCCGAGGTTGAAGTCAGGCTGTTGGATCCAAACGATCGCACCCAGTCAGAAATCGTCCACAACTACGTCGGGCAAATCAGCGAAGGCGGCTGGGATGAAACCACCGTCAACCTGACCATCAATACGGTGCTGGATGCGGTGCAGGGCATGGTTCCAGCGCGACGCCTGACCAAGGTGCTTGTCGGCAACCTTCCGACGTCCAGCAATGTCAGCCTCCAGTAGCTGCCTGGACTTAATCGGTCGCCCTTATCGGCTTGGCGGTGGCGACGGCACCATCGACTGCATCCAGATGGTCTACGAAGTGCTTTGCAGGCTGGGGATCCCGACGCCATCGTTTCAGGACAGCTGGTACACAGGCAGCCGCTTCACAATTAGCCGGGCTTTGCTGAACTGGGGCGAAAGAGTTGAAGGGGCTATCTACAATGGCGATGTTGGGATCACCACGGATTCCACGCCGATTTTTGTGGTGGCATGTCACGACGGGGTTCTTTACGTCAATCAGCATCTGGACGCCGTGGCCTGGTGCCCTATCGGAAAAATTCAAGCACGCTGGTTCCGCTACTGCCCTACGAAAAACAGCTGATTGAACTGCTGGGGTGGAAAGAGAAGGACTATCGACATTTCGCGGCAGAAGTAGCAGTTAAAGGAATTCGCCGTCCAGCGGAATATGATCACATTCCCGATATTCGGTGTGACCCAACTACAACAACAATTTTAATTAGCCTTGCCGTTGGCGTAGCGCTGACTGCTGTTGCTGCTGCACTCGCTCCTGATGTTCCAGTAGTTGATACCCAAATATCAGACACGACCACTGCGGAAGGAACTACTTACAAACTGGATGACCTGAGTGGAACGTCACGTTTTGGCGCAACATCAGGCTTCGACAGCCTTGCTCAGCTAGCCGATTACGCCCAGCCAATTGCAGTTATTTTTGCCAAGCGGGAAGACGGTGTCGGCGGAGTTTTAGCTGCACCTCAACTGGTGTGGTCTCGCGCCTTGAGTTATGGCAACGAGCAAGGAATCAAGCTGCTATTTATTGTCGGTGAGGCTGGCAAAGATGACGGCCTAGCTCTTCCAGATCTGACTGGCATCTTTTTGGGCAACACGCCACTCGACGCACTCAGCCCCTACAAATACGCCTTCTACTGGAACCAAAACACCAACATCAACGGCAGGATCCTGGCGAAGAACTTTGCCTACGGAACCCGTGGCACACCTTCCGCTGGTGACACCCAAGGCAACGATGACATCTTCTTAGTACCCACCGCCAGGGGCAAAAACCCAGATTTCTGTGGGGCGTTCTCGCCGTCATCCTCAACCAGCTTTGGTTGCTACGCGCCAATTCCAAACGGCACGGGCTATCGCGTCAATTTCCAGCTGCAACCTTTCCCTCACAGGGAGGACGCAAACGTCGCAGAGGAGGATGAGAACTGGAACGTCAAGATGAACCGGGCAAAAATTACCGGTTGGTGGGGCTTCCTAAACGGTTCATATCAAGACACGGATACCGGGACCGCTAATTATTGGATGCGGGACATGGGGATGAAGGGCACCGGGCGGGAATACAGCCGGTGCATGGGAATCACGCATGTCAACGGCGGCAGCAACTGGGATGGTGCGCCAGGTGATCACACACGCGTTGTCACTGTTGAGGTTGGCGACACCTGCACCTTCACAATTGGCGGTGCTGTTCTGCCGGAAGAGTTTTATTGGGTTAGCGGAGAGGGCGGGTCTGATGAGGAAGGACCTGTTTCTGTTGACGACATCAATGCAGCCACAATCCGCTTCCGCGAGGCAGCAGATGACGCCTTGCAATACGGCACCGAAGTAATGATCGGCAAAACCCTTTGGGTTGTCGTTGAACGCTTGCTTCCGGTTTGGGGTGAAAACGTTGCTGATCTCTACGAAACACGCGACACCCAACTGATCACGCTGGAATGTACTGAAACCTTCGGCAGCAATAACTACATCGGTCTAATCAGCAACGACATGATCGAGATGCCTTTCCGAACAGATGACGAAGGGCAAGGTTTGTACGAATACGGCGATCAAGACCGACTGGGGCTGTCGGCGGGCGCTGGGTACTACCCGCTGATGCTGGTTGATTTCGGCGTGGTGCGTAACACGCGCCCTTGCCTCGCCACGGAAATCGGCATCAGGTCAAGGGTGTTCAACCAAGCCAACGGGCTGTGCAACTTCCCATCGCTTCCGACCGCTGAAACAATCAAGGATTCCGATTGGAACGGCGATACGGTCCAGTCCGGGACGATGAACACGTATTTCAAACGGACCTCGGTTTTCACTGTGCTGGTCCGCCCTGCTGGCGCTAACGAGGATGGCGAAGAGTACGACTGGGAGCCTCTTAACGAGCAGTTCGCAGTTGAAGGCAATCAACCAACTGATGCTTACAACTTCCTGAGGTTCAACCATCCCGAAGACCGGGAATATGAGTATCGGTTCCTGCCCAAAAACGGTGCAGACGTTGCCCGCCACATGCCGGATGAGGAGCTGCTCTGGCTGCTTGATTCCCGCATCAACGTGGATATGGACAGCGCCCGAGTATTTGGGGACTACCAGACGCCTTACGGCACTTTCCGCGTTGAAGCAGTGGGACGTGTTGTCGCCAAGGGCAACATCGAGTTCAACTATGAAATGGCAACTGGCTCAGTCGTCAGCAACGAGGGCTTGGTCATTGGCGTTCCAACCGCCGTCAATCTGAACGAGTATTACCCAGACATTGACGAGGAGAGCGCAGCTGCAACCGGCATCGAGCGGACTGACCTTTTGCCGCTGGGGGCTACAGAAACAAGGGAAGCAGCACTGGAGTGGGAACTGTTTGGTCAGGCTTCATCCTTCGGGCTGAGTGCCACAAAGGAGATCACACATGACTTGGGCGACGGGCGGACCATCACCGTCAAATACGACGGCATCGTTGATCAATACTTTGCCGCAGACAACACTTACTTCCCTGGCTGGCGTGCATGGTCGATCGTTGGTTTAACCGTCGTCAGCAGCAGCGGCAGTTTTAACGCCAACGAAACGCTGGAACTTTCGGTCGTACCATCGCCCAGTAACCCCCGCAACCCGCTCGGC